CCGGTGAGGCAGGAACGAACATCGGAAGGGGTAACAGGACAGCGATCTATTTCAAGGACGAGAGCGCGTTCTACGAGCAACCAGAGCTTATCGATGCGGCACTCTCTCAGACCTCGAATTGCAAGATCGACATCAGCACACCAAACGGTGCTGGCAACCCGTTTTACAAGAAGCGGCATGGGGGCAAGATCCCAGTGTTTACTTTTCATTGGCAAGACGATCCACGGAAGGATGATGCGTGGTACGCAAAGCAGTGTGATGAGCTTGACGCAGTGACGGTAGCGCAAGAGATCGACATCGATTACACGGCCTCGATTGAGGGTGTCTGCATCCCAGCCAGATGGATCAGGGCGGCAGTCAATCTCGTCGACAAGCTGGAGACCATGCCAAGCGGTGAGACCCGTATCGGTTTCGACGTAGCGGATGAGGAAGGCAAGGATGACAACGCGGTCTGTGTTGTGACTGGCACGGTGGTCGAGGCCATCGAATCATGGAACGGCAAGGACACGCATCAGTCCACGGGGATAGCCACGCAGTTTGCTCGAGATCATCGGGCAATGTACGTCAATTTCGACTCGATCGGGGTCGGTGCAGGCGTGAGGGCATCGGGCAAGCTATCGGGTGTTTCATTCATCCCAGTTGCAGTGTCAGAGAGTCCCACCCCGGGATCGGTTGTAGGGATGCCTGAGAGGCTCAACAAAGACTTTTATCTGAACCTTCGGGCTCAGTTGTGGTGGGAGATGCGCATACGTTTTGAGCGTGCCTACCAGCACGTCAACGGGATCAAGAAGTGGTCCCTAGACGACATGATCAGTATCCCCAATCGGGCGGAGTTGATCTCAGAATTATCACAGCCGCTAGTCGAGTACACGGACAGCGGAAAGATCAAGATCGAATCTAAGAAGGCAATGAAACGTCGTGGGATACCTTCGCCGAACGAGGCTGAGGCTCTGCTACTCGCATTCACGCCAAGACGGCAAAAGGTAGCGGCAAGACCAACGAAGGTCGCGTCTTCAGCAGGGTGGACATAACGTATGGTTTTACAGGTAAGCACACCAGATCAGGTTACTGAGCAGAGAAACGCTGAAGAAGAGATGCGCGTCGAATCAATGAAGGCGTCATATCAGGGCAACCCAGTCACGGATTCGCTTGCGGCGCATGTCAGATCGATGTGGGAGGTCTCCAAGTTCAATCGGATGGACCTAAACAATCGACTTCAGGACTGCCAGAGACGGCGTGCTGGGGAGTATGACGAGGGTAAATTACAGGCGATCAAGACGCAGGGTGGATCTGAGATCTACATGCAGATCACCAGTGCTAAATGTCGTGCCGCTAAGGCGTGGCTGTCGGACCTATTTCAGCCCTCTGGCGATAGGCCGTGGCGGATAGAGCCAACACCGTTACCCGATCTACCACCACAGCTGATGCAAAACCTAGTGGCTGAGGCGGTTCAGGGTGCAATGGAGTTGGGCGTCCCACCTGAGATGGTGGATCAGATGATCATGAAGCATAAAGATCGTCTGATGGATGAGCTCAAGGAAGAAGCCGAAGAGCGTTCCGAAAAGATGTCAGAGAAGATTGAAGATCTGATGATCGAGTCGGGATGGCGTGAGGCTTTTGATGAGTTCCTTGATGACCTAGTGACGTATCCGTTCGCAGTCATGAAGGGTATCGAGTTTAGGCGTTGCAAGAAGCTTCAGTGGGCCGATCAGGATGGTGCATTCCAGCCAATCATGGGTGAAGAGATTATCCCGATGATTCGCAGGGTTAGCCCCCACCGGATGTACCCATCGCCAGCTACCGGCGCAAGAATTGATGATCACTGGGTGATAGAGCATCACAGCTTTACGCGGCAGGATCTGGTCAACATGAGAGGAGCCCCCGGGTATAACAGTGAAGCCATTGCTCACGTACTTAATCATTACGGCCTTGGTGGTCTCAGAGAGTGGATCTGGAACGATGAAGAGAGAGACAACCTTGCGGGTCGATTCTCGAGTGCGGCTGATAATGAGCTGATCGATTCCCTAGAGTTTTCTGGTCGACTATCGGGGCAACAGCTCATCGATTGGGGCATGACTGGGGAGATTGATCCTCTTGAGGAGTACCCCGTGTCAGTCATGGTGGTACACGATTATGTGATCAGGGCGTTACTGAACCCCGATCCCGCTGGTAAGCCTGATTATCACAAGGCTTGCTGGTCGAACGTACCGGGCAATTTTGCCGGTATCGCACTGCCTGAGTCGCTGGCTGACTGTCAGGACACTTGCAATGCGGCGGCGCGTGCGCTGATCAACAACATGGGGATGTCATCAGGACCACAGGTATGGGTGGAGACTGATCGTCTTGCGGCAGGGGAAGATATCTCTGTCATGCACCCGTGGAAGATCTGGCAAACCACAACAGGGGCAGGCGCTGGGTCAGGGAACGGAATTGGCTTCTTCCAGCCTGCGAGTAATGCAAACGAGCTCATACAGATTTATGAGCGATTCTCGCGCTATGCCGATGACATCTCAGGCCTACCGGCATACGCCTATGGCTCAGATACCGCGGCAGGTGCGGGTAAGACTGCAAGCGGACTGTCGATGCTCATGAATGCGGCATCCAAGACCATTAAGCACGTCGTCCGAAACGTCGACATTTTCGTGATTGAGCCGATCGTTGAGAAGTTCTACAACTTCGTGATGCTCACTGGTGATGATGAGTCGATCAAGGGTGACGCGGTAGCACATGCACGGGGTAGTGAGGCGTTGATTCACAAAGAGTCTGCGACCATGCGCCAGCAGGAGCTCTTAGCCATGACAGCCAACCCGATCGACATGCAGATCATTGGTCTGGATGGACGGCGTGAGCAGTTACGAGAAGTATTCAAGAGTGGAGACATTCCAGTTGATCGCATCATTCCGACAAAGGAAGAGATGCAACAGCGTGTTGAAGAAATGGCCAGAGCCCAGCAAGAGCAACAAATGGCTCCCGGCCCCGCTCAATGAAGTTAGAGCACGTAGCGGCTAATGACCGCGAAAAAGTTCAATTACTACGTTCGATTTCGAGACTGAAGCAACACTCCGAGTTTCAGGATCTCGTTGAAGCACTACGGCAATCGCTTCAATTAATCGACGCAAAGAATCGTACGGCGACCGAGCCTACCCTCAACTGGGGGCAAGGGGCGGCGCAGTATGTAAGTGGGCTTCTAGAGACCATCGAAACAGCAGATGCTACCTCTAGAACCATAGAAGGCCGTCTCAGGAAAAACCAATAGGCTTCCTGAGCTTAAACCCGCGAACACCTACCTTGGAGTAGGCTCGCTCTGGAGTAACAGATGTCACGTTTACCACGCAAAGTACGAGAACAAGTAGCCGCTGCAGACGCAGCCTTACAAGGGATAACTGAGCAAAAGGATGCACCACCCGTTGAGGAGGTCGTAGCCGAGTCACCAGCCCCTGAAGAGGTCGCAGAAGTAGTGACAGAAACACAGCCTGAAGAGGCTGCTTCTGAAGAGGTAGATCTAGATGAAGCAAAATGGGAAGAGCGCTACAAGGCACTCCAAGGTAAGTACAACGCAGAGGTTCCGCGTTTACACCAAGAGGTCAAAGATCTCAAGGAATCGGTTCGCGACTCAGGAGAGAGTGAATCGCTTCGAAGAGAAATTGAAGGACTCAAGACCCAGCTGAATCAACCAGTAGCACCGCCACAGTCAGCGCATATCGACAAGATACGTGAGGACTATGGTGATGAGTTAGCAAACGCCTTCGCGGCCTCAAGATCTGAGAATGATCAGTTAAGAGCACAGGTCCAAGACCTGATGAATCTGACTACTCAAATTCAGACCACGAGTACGCTGGGTACGCTATCTAGCATGCTTGCAGACCAAGGCATTGATTTCGACCAAGCGAATAACGATCCGTTGTTCATCGATTGGCTGAGTCAAGTCGACACGTTTGCCGGTGTGCCAAGACAGCAACTGCTAAGTCAGGCATACGAATCTGGAGATCTACCCCGCGCCGCTCAGTTCTTTGTTGCCTATGTAGGTAACCAAGCATCACCAAGGAACGAGCCTAAGCCGAAGGCCAGCATGGAGGAGCACGTAAAAGTGCAATCCCAAGCTGCACCAACGCAGACCGTGCCAGTACAACCTGTTCAGTGGACTCAAGGACAAATCCAAGAGTTCTACCGGAACAAGCAAGCTGGTATGTATTCCGCAGAGGAAGCCGAACGCTTAGAGAATCAATTATTCACTGCCCTAAGGGCATAATTTTCTTTAAGGATTAATATCATGGGATTTCCAGTTCATGCCAGCGCCGCAAACTATTCGGCCTCTGGCACAGGTAACACTAGCAAATTCATTCCAGAGATCTGGTCAGGCAAGCTTGTAGAGAAGTTCTACAAGGCAACTGTATTCGGAGACATCGCGAACACTGATTATGAGGGAGAGATCTCTTCATACGGTGACAAGGTGTACATCCGTACCGTTCCTGATCTGACAGTATCGGACTACACCAAGGGTGGCGGTCTGACTTATCAGAACCCAGAAAGCGCGAACGTAGAGCTGCTTATCGACAAAGGTAAGTACTTTGCATTCAACCTTTTTGACGTTGATAAGATGCAGTCTGATCTCAACCTCATGAACACTTTCGCAGATGATGGTGGAGAGCAGATCAAGATCGCTGTTGACTCTGACATCCTCGGCAACGTGTTCACTTCAGTAGCAGCTCAGAACGCAGGTAGCACTGCAGGTGCTGGTGCCAACATCGACTTGGGAACAAACTTGACTCCTCGTGCGGTTACAAAGACTGATGTTATCGACTTCATCGTTGACGCTGGTCAGATCCTTGACGAGCAGAACATCCCCGAGTCAGGCCGATACATCGTTATTCCACCCGGAATGGCTTCACGTATCAAGAAGTCTGAGTTGAAGGACGCATCACTCGCTGGTGACGGCACTTCAATGCTTCGCAATGGCCGCTTGGGCATGGTTGATCGTTTCACTATCTACTCTTCTAACTCTGTCTCTCAGACAGAAGCTCTTGAGTACGACGTGATCTTCGGTCACCCATCTGCATTGACGTTTGCTGGTCAGATCACAGCCATGGAAGACATGCCAAACCCTGATGACTTCGGTCAGTTGGTTCGGTCTCTGTTCGTCTACGGCTACTCAGTGATCAAGCCTACCGCAATGGGTCACGCAGTCGTTAGCCTCGCTTCTTAATGAGTAAGCCGATTGCATACCGCAATCCTTTGACGGGGCGGGTCTTTAACTGGACGCCCCTCATCGAACGCAACTGCGGTCACCTAGAACCAATTTTTGCTGAGCCAGAGCCTGCACCTGCCCCTGAGAAGAAGGTAGTTGCTAAGCGAAAGCCAGTGATTCGCAAAGCCACTAAAGGAGTAAACGATGTCGACAGTTAAAGTCGTAGATATCATCGATCGCGCAGTCGTCGTATTAAACGATACAACGAATGTACGGTGGACCAAGTCCGAATTGCTCTTATGGTTCAATGACGCTCAACGTGCAGTCGTCAATCGTCGCCCTGACTCTAATTCAGTCAACGAGGATTACGTTACTGCCGGTCAAGCTGCTGCTGCCAACACCAAGCAAACACTGCCATCCACTGGCCTTCGTTTGTTGAAGGTTGTCCGCAACACTGATGGAGCTGCTGTTACACACATTCGCCAAGACATCTTGGACGAGCAAGTGCGTAACTGGCATGACACATCAGTGCCTGTCACCGATGTCCGACACTTTATATTTGATGACCGTGATCCTAAGTCATTCTATCTTTACCCTGCGCCAGCAACGACGCATTCGGTAGAGATCGTTTACTCAGTCGCGCCAGCAGATATCAGTGTATCGGACTTCGATACAGACGTGCAGACCATCGCGTTAGACGATACGTTCGCAAACGCTCTTCTTGACTACATGCTCTACCGTGCCTATTCCAAGGACGCTGAGTATGCCGAGAACGCACAGCGAGCACAGAACCATTTGCAAATATTTGAGTCCGCACTTGGCATGATTACGCAAGCAGACATGGCTGCAAGCGCTAACGGTCAAGGCATGGGTCAATCACCTGAGCGTAGATAATGGCAAACCTCTCTGATCTCACCCCGCTCGTTCGAGAGCGTGTTCATAACTGTCCTGATCCAGTCATTCTGGATGCCCTTCGATGGGCTACTCGTGACTTCTGCACGAAGACACACGTATGGACTTACAACGGCACAGTCAACCTCGTTGGAGGTCAAAGTGCGTTCACGTTTATTCCACCCTCTGGAACCAATGTGGTCGCATGGCGATACCTCGCTATCAACGAAGATGGCAAGCAGTTAATGGTACTGGACCGCCCAGAATGGCGCGAGGTGAGGTCAGATTCTTTACCCCGCTGCGTCTATTTCGAAAACATACTTAGGCCGACGTTTGATGCGTCACCCGAGGAAAATCTGGCGATTCGCTACGAGATAGCGGTCATGCCAGAAAACTCCACCGATATTGTCGATGACCAAATCGTCAATACATGGGGAGACTTTATTTCAGCTGGCGCACGCTACCGGCTCATGACTCAGCCAGATCGATTTTGGGCTGATGCTAATGGCGCTCAGATTGAGCTCATGGAGTACCGCGAAGGCATGATGCACGCTAAACAGCACATCCATAAGGGCATGGGAACCACACCCAAGCGAGTTCTTCAAAATAGATTTATCTAGGAGTCAAAATGCCGTCTATTGATCTTCAACAATTCGGCGGACTTGCTCCCAAGATTGCTGAACGCAAGCTACCTGATGGTGCTGCGCAGACTGCCAACAATGTGAGCCTAGAGTCTGGCGACCTAGAGAGCCTAAAAACTCACACCACACTGGCATCGCAGCCTGATCTGCGCACCAACACCCGCACTATTTTCAAGTATGGCGCGGAATGGTTCAGCTTTACGGGGCAGAACGTCTCACTTATCGACTCACCTATCCCGCAAGACCAGTATGACCGCGTCTATTACACTGGCGATGGCATACCAAAGGTCACTTCCAACCTAATTGCGACTGGCGTAGGTGCAGATCCGCAGGCCTCTTACGACTTAGGCGTGCCCGTACCGGCAGCAGCGCCTTCAAACTTCGTTATTAATGGCACAGACAGCGATCCAGAGAACACTTCGGACGATGACAGCCGGTTTTACCTTGTCACCTACGTTACAGAGTACGGTGAAGAGGGTGCGCCCGGTCCCGTTAGCTCTATTGTCAACGTCGCAGAGCCATCAACGCAGACTGTCACCTTAGACTTGCCCACGCCAACCGTTAATACCGCGAATATCACAAAGAAGCGCCTATATCGGACTGCAACAGGGGGTGATAGCACTGAATTCTTCTTCGTATCCGAGCATTTGGTGTCCGCAGTCACTGTTACGGACAACATTTCACCGTCTGGGCTTGGTGCAGCGCTCGAAACCGACGATTTCCTACCCCCACCGGCCAACATGCAGGGCTTGATACTCGGAAATAACGGTATTGCAGCCGGATTTGCCGAAAATGAGCTGCTTTTTAGCGAGCCATTCCTCCCATACGCATGGCCAAACGCCTATAAGCGGTCTCTTGAGTTCGATATCGTGGCAATTGCAACCGCAGGCACCAGTTTTGTCGTCGCAACCGAGGGTAAGCCGTACTTTTTTAACGGTGTTAGCCCGGATGCCATGTCAGAACAGCAAATGGAGATCTCGCAGAGCTGTGTTTCGGCACGATCCATGGTCGACATGGGGAATTACGTCATATACGCATCCCCCGATGGCTTAGTTGGGGTAAGAGAGCAGGGCGCAGAGCTACTTACCGAGAAGATTTTCGATAAAAAGGCTTGGTCCGTCTATGACCCAGAGACAATCCACGCTTACAAGTATGAAGACCTCTATGTCGCTTTTTATGGCGATACAAACAACAGCGGGACCGGCACGGGTGGATTCACCTACGACGCTAACACGGGTCAGTTTGTCACATTTGACACATATGCGACTGCCGGGTTCAACGACCTGAAAGACGATGAATTATATTTTGTTCAATCAGATCAAATACTTACGTGGGAAACTGCTGTTGGAAATTACAGCTATACCTACAAGTCTAAAAAGCACCGAGTGCGAGACAGCTCATTCACCTGCGCAAAAATTCATACCGACCTACCGAGTAATGTGAATTTCAAAGTGTGGGCCGATGGTGAGCTGATCACTGACTTAACACCTATTACAACGGAGGTAATTCGCTTGGCTCCTCGACGAGCCACAGATTGGGAGTTCGAGGTATCTGGAACGGGACCGGTAAGCCGGGTAACCCTAGCCACTTCTATGGGTGAATTGTAATGGCGAAAAAGAAAAGTAATTACCCTGCTATACCACGGGTAAAAGGTATGACGGTGCCTGAAAAGGCGCTTGCTGAAACGGCTGAGATACTGACTGGGCAACGAGGTGACGGACGCAATCGAGCGTTAACACTCTCAGACTTGGATGATGCGGGACTGATTACACTCCGCTCATCTGGCTCAGGCCCAAACGTATCGTATGCAGTCGGCGGAATAGGAGACACGATAAACAATGAAAATGTCACGAACACTGGGGGGTCTGGTACTCCTGTCACTGCTGATACACCTACTCAGCCTACTGGATTCACCGCCACAGGGCTGTACGAAGATGTCCAGTTGCAGTGGGATAACCCTACATACAACGGGCACGCCTTTACCTCAATCTTCCGCAGCTCAACAGATGATTTCGGAACAGCTGTCAAGATACAGGAATCCACGTTTAGAGTAGCTGACGATACGGTCGCAACCGGCCAAACATTCTACTACTGGATAAGGCATGTAAACGTACTGGGTGAGTCTGGCCCGGTCAATGCCACAGCAGGCACAGTCGCCACTACGGCACAAGACGTTGCTCAGCTGTTGATCGATATTACAGGTCAGATCACCTCGACGCAGCTCAACGCCACGCTCAACACCCGTATCGATGATGCTGAAACCAACGCCATAGCGGCAGCGGCATCCGAGCTTGCTGCATCAAACTCAGCAGCGGCGGCAGCACAAGACGCAGCAGATGCAGCACAAGACGCAGCAGATGCAGTCATCAGTGAAAATGCGGCTGCTCAATCGGCTCTAGACGCGGCAGCGGATGCATTAGCCGCTGCCAATGATGCGGCAGATGCGCAAGCAGATGCTGTAAGCACAGCAGCTGATGTTCTCAGTACCGCAGCCGATGCGGCATCCACGGCCCAAGATCTGTTAGATACAGCCCAAGACGTTATTGATGCCACCGCTCAGGCGAATGCGGCTGCAAACTCCGCGGGTTCGGCGAGTACTTCAGCGGCTGCTGCAGCGCAAGATGCGATAGATACTGCTGCTGATGCTGCGGCCACAGCTCAAGATCTATTAGATACCGCGCAAGACGTTATTGACGCCACCGCGCAAGCGAACGCGGCATCGAACTCTGCCAGTGCGGCCTCTTCTGATGCTGCTTCGGCTGCAGCTAACGCGGCTCTAACCGCCCAAGATGTTATCGACACTGCCTCTGACGCAATTCAGACTGCCTCTGACGCAATTCAGACTGCAGCAGACCTAGCGGCAACCGCTCAAGACGTTATTGACGCAGCGGCCTCTCAGAGCGCTGCAGGGGCATCGGCTGTTTCAGCCTTGAATGCGTATCAAGCTGTTACCTTGAGTAACATCGTGCCGGACAGTTCGCTTGAAGAAGGAGACTTTTTAGCCTCTTCTGGCTGGGATCCCGAGTCTGGACGATGGACTGTTACCACGGGTGGAACGGTAACACCGCACGAAGGCACCTACATGGCGCAAGTAACGTCGTCCGGTGCATCCGATACTTTCGCTGGTGTCTTCTCGATGCCTGCTATTGATAGCGGTGAAGACTGGACGATCGGTCTGTGGGTATTCAACAACACCGGGGTTTCAGTCACATTTGCACTGAGCAATCAAGGCGGATGGGCGGGAGTAATCTGTCCCTCAAACAATGCGTGGACGTTCTATACCAACAGCGGCACGGCATCGGCTGCTTACACCGCTGGCGCTGCTCAATTAGATAAGCGCAACCAAGGGGCAAACACCAGTACAGAGCTCTACATCGATCAGCTCGTTATTGTTCGCGGTACTCACGATCTTACAGTGCTTCAAAGCGACGACACGGCGGTAACCGGGCAGGCGATTGCAACGGATGAGGCTTCAGCAGCAGCACTGTCAGCATCATCGGCAACTGCGAGCCAATCAGCTGCCGGATCATCTGCCTCAGCTGCCAATATTAGTGCGCTTTCCGCCTCTACCAGTGCGGGTGCCGCCTCTACCAGCGAAAGCAACGCTTCAACTTCTGAGTCTAACGCTGCAACTTCCGAGTCTAATGCCTCGGGTAGTGCGACGACAGCGACAAACCAAGCGGCTTTGGCGACATCTGCAGCAAGTGATGCGAGTGACAGCGAGACTGCAGCAGGCATTTCTGAGAGCAATGCCGCATCAAGCGAATCCAACGCCTCCGGCAGCGCCTCTACAGCGTCCACACAGGCAGGTTTAGCGGCAGCGAGTGCAACTGCAGCGGGTGACAGTGAATCCGCAGCAGCGGCTTCTGAGAGCGCAGCAGGCATATCTGAATCTAACGCAGCAACCAGCGAGACAAACGCATCCGGTTCAGCTTCTACGGCATCGACCCAAGCAGGTCTTGCTACGACTGCAGCCAGTGATGCCAGTGACAGCGAAACAAATGCAGCGGCATCTGAAACCGCAGCGGGACTGTCTGAATCTGCCGCAGCTGCATCGGAAACCAGCGCTTCAGGTTCGGCGTCTACCGCCACTACGCAGGCCGGTCTTGCAGCTACATCAGCTAGCAATGCATCCACCGACGCCGATGACGCCTCAGACTCAGCAGCGGCAGCGTTAGTTAGTGAAAATGCATCAGCAACTTCTGAATCGAATGCTTCTGGGTCTGCCTCAACTGCAACCACTCAGGCAGGCCTTGCTGCATCCTCAGCTGGCGCTGCATCCACTTCAGCAGCAGCGGCATTGGTCAGTGAAAATGCAGCGTCCTCGTCCGAAACAAACGCCTCTGGGAGCGCCTCTACAGCTTCTACACAGGCAGGCCTTGCCACAACCGCAGCCGGAAACGCATCCACTTCAGCAGCAGCGGCATTGGTCAGTGAGAACGCAGCGGCTACTTCTGAATCAAATGCATCCGGATCAGCATCAAGCGCAAGTACAAGCCAAGAGATTGCGGTCTCAGCAGGCACATCTTCAGCCAACAGAGACTTCGTAGTATTTTTCGACCCCTTACTCACAAGCTATGCAGATGGCAACGGCTGGATTGGTGTAACCGTAGAGACCGGAGTCACTAATCCAAACACTGGCAGCCAAGCCATGGACGTACGTGATGGCGCACGGTTTAAGGTTAACGGTAGTGGATACGCGTATGAGATCGGTCAAAAACTGAGAGTTCAGTTTTGGTACAACTCTTCAAACATCGCAAGCGAACTCTCTAAGTTTTTGTTCAGAGATCCCATTACTGCAAATGGGACAACCGCCTACAACAGCATAAACATCCCTGCGAATACAGGGTGGACTGAAGTTGATCAAATAATCACGCTGCAAAACTCGGCTCAAATCGGCAATTCTGTTCCGTGTTTTGACAGAGTCACGAGCACCGATCCGCTTCTAATCAGCGACTTTAAGGTAACCGATGTAACAGAGTCAGAGGACGCAGAAAGCAGTGCTGCAGCGGCACTTGTTAGTGAAGGTAATGCGAGCGCGAGCGAATCAGGAGCGTCATCATCTGCATCGACCGCAACAGCACAAGCAGGCATTGCTACAACGAAAGCAGGTGAAGCAAGTACATCAGCACAATCAGCGGCAACATCAGAATCTAATGCTCTGGGTAGCGCAAACTCAGCTTCAACCAGCGAAGGTAACGCGGCATCGAGTGAATCTAATGCCTCAGCCAGTGCTGGATCTGCCTCTACGAGCGCATCTGCTGCAGCCACCTCCGCCTCGAGTGCTACTGGTAGCGCGAACACGGCAACGACTCAGGCAGGAATAGCCACGCAAGCGGCGTCCGATGCTGGCGATTCTGAAGCTGCAGCGGCTATTTCGGAATCGAATGCGGCAAGCAGTGAGTTAAATGCATCAGGTTCCGCGTCCACGGCAACGACTCAGGCCGGGCTTGCAGCCACGAGCGCATCCAATGCGTCGACAGATGCCGACGATGCGTCTGATTCAGCCGGGGCAGCGTTAATCAGCCAGAATGCAGCAGCTGGGAGCGCCTCCAGCGCATCAGGATCTGCATCTACAGCCACTACACAGGCCGGGCTTGCAGCAACGAGCGCTTCCAATGCATCGACAGATGCCGATGATGCGTCTGATTCAGCAGCAGCGGCCTTGGTCAGCGAGAATGCAGCGGCTTCGAGTGAAACTAGCGCAGCTGGATCGGCGTCCACAGCTTCTACTCAGGCTGGTTTGTCAGCAACTTCTGCGAGCAACGCATCTAACTCTGCAGGCTCTGCTTCCACTAGCGCATCACAAGCCGCAACCAGCGCAAGTAATGCAGCAGGCAGCGCCTCATCGGCAAGCACCTCTGAAGAGATTGCCGTATCGACAAGTGCCGCCTCTGCAAAAAGGGACTTCGTTAGGTACTGGGATCCGCTACGAACAAACGGGACTTATGGTGTTGGCTGGACTGGCACTACTCCATCGATCAGTAACCCTAATACCTCCAGTACAAGTCGAACCATTGTCGATGGTGCGCATGAAAAGCCCGGGGTGGCTATTGATGTTGGCACTAAGCTTAGGGTCCGTTTTTGGTATAACTCACAGGCATTGTCATCAAACGCAACATTTAAACCGCGAAATGGCAGTGGAAGTATTGTTGGCGGCATACCGTCCATAAATATTCCATCCGGTCAAAACTGGACTGAAATTGATACGGTTATTACTTGCACGACAGCTGTAAGCAGCTGGTGCCCAGCGTTTGACAGGTTAGACAACAACGGCGCTTTATATGTTTCTGATCTATCGGTTATTGACGTAACAGAGTCAGAGGAAGCAGCAGGTAGTGCTGCGGCGGCACTTGCCAGTGAAGGCAACGCGAGCGCGAGCGAAACTGCAGCAGGTCAAAGCGCGTCAGCCGCCTCATCCTCCGCAGCGACTGCCACAACGCAAGCAGGTTCGGCTACTTCAAGCGCAAACGCAGCGGCAAGTAGCGCATCAAACGCTTTAGGTTCTGAAAACGCAGCGTCGACCAGTGAGGGAAACGCTGCATCAAGCGCGTCAGCCGCTTCAAGTAGCGCCGGATCAGCGTCAACCAGTGCCGGTGCGGCAGCTACCAGTGCAAGTAATGCGCTTGGCAGCGCAAATACCGCCACAAGTCAGGCAGGACTAGCAACTACCGCAGCCAGTGACGCAAGCGATAGTGAAACAGCTGCCGCTCTATCCGAATCAAACGCTTCGCAAAGCGAATCCAACGCAGCTGGATCGGCTTCTACGGCAACGACTCAGGCAGGACTTGCTGCGACCTCTGCCTCTAACGCAGCGACAGATGCCGACGACTCATCCGATTCTGCGGCGGCAGCACTTGTTAGTGAGGGCGCAGCAGCTACAAGCGAAAGCAATGCCTCTGGATCTGCATCTACTGCCTCTACACAGGCAGGATTAGCAGCGGGTAGTGCAAGTGCTGCCAATACAAGCGCCGGAGCTGCATCGACCAGTGCGAGTCAGGCTGCGACTAGTGCGAGCAGCGCTTCTGGATCTGCTAATACCGCAACGACACAGGCTGGTCTTGCAACGACAGCCGCGTCAAATGCCAGTGATAGTGAGACAGCCGCGGGACTATCGGAAACAGCCGCAGCAAACTCTGCGTCAAGTGCTTCCGGCTCAGCCAGCACAGCCTCAACGCAAGCAGGACTAGCCGCAACCTCAGCCAGTGGCGCATCGAATTCTGCCGGAGCCGCGTCAACAAGTGCATCTCAGGCAGCGACTAGTGCCTCGAACGCATCAGGAAGCGCGTCATCAGCGTCAACGTCAGCTGGTCTAGCGGCGACCGCGCTTGAAGATACGCAATCACTTGACGGCAACTTTGATTTCCAAGATGGGAAAGTAGGATGGTTGAAGTATTCCGGTACTCTAGCGCTCTCTGCCGTATCTGAGGTCACAGGCGGTCCCACGGCAAACGCAGCAATACGGATGACGGACGACATCTGGTTATACACTGGCCAGAAGTTCCCGATCGATATCACCAAAAGGTATCGCGTAACCGCAAGAATGAAAGCCAACACAAGCGGATCATCGACCGTCTATGCTGGCGTAATCACTTATGATCAGAACGGTAGCGTAGAGACATTATCTCCCGGTACGCACAGATACTCCGCAGCATCAGGCGTCTCATTATCCTCTGCTTCTGGATGGGTAACCTATAGCGCCATTATGACCGGAGGCGCTGAAGGTGCAGGCGCAACGATGCAAAACTTCAGAACGACCACTAAGTTTGCGTCACCGATGTTTATCGTTAACTACAACAACTCATCAGCACCCTCTACAGACGTAGATCTTTGTGAGATTGTGGATGTTGAAGCAGAAGAGGCGGCGGCAGATAGCGCTGCAGCAGCGGTCGTATCTGCATCTCAGGCCAGTGCCAGTCAAACAGCGGCAGGTCAATCGGCTTCTACGGCAACACAGCAGGCGAGTACAGCGACAACCAAGGCTGCTGAGGCAGTTGTATCTGCGTCAAGCGCTGCTAGTAGCGCATCAAGCGCATCCGGTTCTGCGTCTACTGCGTCGACCCAAGCGGGTCTCGCTACCAGTGCCGCAACAGCTGCTTCAAACGATGCCGATGCAGCGGATGCAGACCGAATAGCAGCTGCCGGTTCAGCATCTAGCGCGTCTACAAGCGCGGGTCAGGCAGCTACATCGGCTTCGAACGCCAGTAGCTCTGCATCAACTGCATCAACACAGGCTGGCATAGCCACTTCAGCCGCTACTGATGCCGCTGACGATGCTGCATTAGCCGATGCAGACCGAGTAGCCGCGGCAGGCTCAGCTTCTAGCGCTTCTACGAGCGCGGGTCAGGCTGCAACAAGTGCGAGTAATGCCAGTAGTTCTGCTTCAACGGCATCAACACAGGCCGGTATTGCAACGTCAGCTGCTACTGACGCTTCTGATGATGCCGCACTAGCCGATGCTGACAGGATTGCAGCTGCTGGAAGTGCGTCTGCCGCTTCAACGAGTGCCGGTCAGGCTGCGACTTCCGCTTCGAATGCAAACTCTTCCGCATCGACCGCTTCTACACAGGCAGGAATCGCAACGTCAGCTGCTACTGACGCATCTGACGATGCCGGTGCCGCAGCAACCAGCGCATCGAACGCCTCTACAAGTGAGAGTAACGCAGCCACAAGCGAATCTAATGCAAGCAGTTCCGCTTCAACCGCTTCTACGCAGGCTGGACTTGCATCTGGATCGGCGACTAGCGCCAGCAACTCAGCAACTTCTGCGAGCGATTCCGCATCAACGGCTACAACGCAAGCTAATGCCGCGGGTAACTCAGCCTCTGCTGCAGATTCAGACAGGATTGCTGCTGCAAGTTCAGCGGCAGCGGCAGGTGTCTCTCAATCAAGCGCGGCACAAAGTGCAACGAATGCGGCTGGATCGGCTACCAGTGCAGCAACATCGCTGCAGCAAGTACGAACAACGGCCACTGGATTCGACTCAGCCATTGCTTGGAACTTCGTAACAAACGATGCGCAAGGCTGGACCACTGGCAGCATCACGGTTACCTACGGGTTCGATCGGATAATCCTAGACTCCACAGGCGTTGACCCGATTTTCCGAAGCCCTAACTTCTCTATCGACGGCAGTGAAAACTACATCATTCGCGCCCGAATCAAGCGCACCGCAGGTTCCTCATGGCAGGGCACTTGCTACTACGATGCTGCAGGTCATGGTGAATCCGGTTCTTTCAGAAAAGACATAGCTGACCCAACTATATTGAATGAATGGGTCGTCGCTGAATGGGATATGTCAAGCCTCACTGCTGGTGGGACTGATTGGATCACTAAGACAATCACCCAGATTCGCCTCGACTTTGGGACCAGTTCCAGTGACACGATAGAGGTCGACTGGGTCACTATAGGTAGTATAGTACCTGTTGCTTACAGCGCAGCTATCGAGGTTCAGGCCCAAAGTATTAACGGCCTCGAGGCGCAGTACACAGTCAAGATCGACAACAATGGCCACGTCTCTGGCTACGGGTTAGCGTCTACCGTGGTCAATGGGACGCCAACAGCGACGTTCCAAGTCAATGCGGATGCGTTTGTGATCACCGATCCGGGTGCGTCAGCTACTGATGTGGTTCCGTTCTCAGTTATCAGTGGCGTGACATATATCGACACTGCCCTCATCCGGGACGGCACAATCACCACAGCCAAGATAGGTAACGCTCAGATCACCAATGCTTTGATCAGCACTCTCTCAGCGACAAAGCTCACGGCAGGAACGATTGACGCGAGCAACATTAATATCAGCGGAACAAGCTCCTCGGCTCTCAATATCAGCAGCGCCTCATCTGGGGCAAGAACGGTTTACACCTCGACGGGCATCGAAATCTATGATGCAAGTGGTATCAGAGTTAAGTTGGGTGCGCTCTAAATGGCGACTCTTACTTTAGCCCACGGTGGTTTCTTCGACCCAGATTTCGGAGGGACCACTTATTACGTTATTGGCTCAGGGACAAGCGGAACCGGTACGGTCACTAACCCTTGGCTTGTAGATGCGGGTGACACAGTTAGGTTCCAGCAAGTCAACGCCCTGGGCACTGGTACAGCCTCGGGTTTTTCTATTTTCACAAACAACAACAATATCGGTATTTCTTCTACAGCTATAGATAAGACAGTGGCTTCAGGAGCGCTAAACAACGACGCCTACTCGTGGCGAGGCACAAACCGTTACATTAAAAGGTCAGCAGCAGCAAATGATACTGTTCCAGACGCTTTTTCTTTCACTGACGTAACGGGGGCTGCGACAAGTACTCAGTTCACCTCAAACACAATCACGTTAAGTGGCATGACACCGGGTGTAAACGTAACTGCAACTGTTACGGGAAGTCCTGCGCAGAGTCTTAATGGTGGCAGCTTCTTTACTAATTCGTCATTCAATGTACAGAACGGAACTACGATTGCTCTAAGGAAAGCTTCTAGTGCGAGTAATAGCGACACGCTAAACCTGACGCTAACGATTGGGGGTGTCTCGGATACTTGGTCCATTACGACGGTTGGCGCAGATACAACACCCGATGCATTTTCTTTTACGGACGTGTCCGGTGTTACAAGAAGTGCCACGCAAACGAGTTCTCTGATCACCATTTCAGGCGTCAACTCTCCAGCAACTACATCGGTTAGTGGTGGAACCTACAGCAAGAACGGTGGCAGTTATTCGACCGCTTTAACGACGGCAAGCAACGGTGATACGTTCAGAGTTAGACACACTTCATCCTCCTCCTATTCAACGGCGGTCAACACAACCCTGACATCAGGTGGAGTATCAGACACATTTACATCTACAACCGAAGCAGAGCCATCTGACGTGACGCCTGATGCGTTCTCTTTCTCGGACACAAATGGCGTGGCAAGAAGCGCAACACAAACATCAAATACCGTAACGATAACGGGCATCAGCGCAGCAACATCGGTCAGTATATCGGGCGGCACGTACAGCAAGAAC